TCGAACTTATGTACCAGAGTGTGATGGCGTTAACCGAGTGCATTGCTGGAGAAGTTGATCAGTGAGTCGAAAAAAGTACGATGCTAACCTTCCGAGGTACCTCACCTACCGTAAGGCCAGTAAATCTTTTTTCTGGCGTAACCCGGTAACTGACAAGGAATTTCCGCTCGGTCAGATCGCCCGCAGGGACGCTATCACACAGGCCATAGAGGCAAACAACTTCATAGCGCAAAACCACACGCCAGTGGCGCTTATTGAAAAACTAAAAGGAACGGACTCATTCACTGTGTCCGCATGGATTGATCGCTATGAGGTTTTATTACAGCGCCGGAGTCTGTTGGTTAATACCTACAAGATTCGCAGTAATCAATTAGCGACCGTACGCGAAAAAAATGGGAGAAATAATACTGGCAGAAGTAACAACCCGGCACATTGCCAAGTTTCTTGAGTCGTGGATAACCGAGGGAAAAAACACTATGGCGGGAGCAATGAGATCAGTTCTATCTGACATGTTCAGAGAGGCTATTGTCGAAGGGCATATTGTGAAAAACCCGGTGGAAACAACCCGGATACCAGAGATTAAGGTTGCCAGGGAACGCCTGCAACTGGAAACATATAACGCCACGCGGACGGCGGCAGAACATCTGCCTGTGTGGTTTTCTCTTGCGATGGATCTCGCGCTGGTTACTGGTCAACGCCGTGAGGATATAGTTAACATGAAGTTTAGTGATATCGTTGATGGTCGCCTACACGTAACCCAGATAAAGACAGGAATGAAGATAGCATTCCCCCTATCCCTGACCCTTGAGGCGCCAGGGTTACGTCTGGGAACGGTTATCGATCGCTGCCGGCTGGTAAGCAGAACTGATTTCATGATCAGTGCAGGAATCAGGAAAAATAGCCCGACCGGGAATATTCACCCGGATGGGCTGACAAAGAAATTTGTAAAAGCCAGAAAAATTTCAGGCGCTAAATTTAGTGATAACCCACCGACATTTCACGAGATCCGTAGCCTGGCTGGTCGGCTGTACAAAGACGAACGCGGCGAGGAGTTCGCTCAAAAACTACTGGGCCACACCTCAGAGAACACCACGAAACTCTATCTCGATGAACGCGATAATAAAGCTTACGTGATGCTCTGATTTTGTTGTAAAAGAAATGTTAAACTGGATTTGGATGTGATATAAACAAAAAGACCGGAATACAGAAATTCGAGGAAATTTCGAGGAATTTCGAGGGGATACACATAACCCATTGATTTATAATCGAAATAAAAAGAGACCGAATACGATTCCTGTTTACGGTGATCATTAAATTTTCCCTTTTAATTCAATTAGTTATAAAGTAATTAAGCGATTTTAACGATTAGAATACATTATTTTTGATTCTAATAGATTCAATTAGTTATCACTTTTTACGTTTTAATTCGGACGTATTTCGGGCCATTTTGCGTATAGTTCCTCTGACCAAACAAACTCACTGCCCAATACAGTACTTCCCTCTTCCATTGGGGGGCTTCCGATGCCAAATGCCCATGTAGACGAAGGCTTAATAGTGATTTCCACAAAAGCGATCGAGAAAAGTTAAACAGGTGGCTTGGCTGGTTTCAGATTACGCGGGTAGGATCAGATCACTCCAAATACCGACGACATAGAATTAGGAATTCAGTGATGAATCAATGATGGCAATACACTGTTCAGAATGCCATCGCGTATATGCGAGCACAGTGCCCGTATTAGAGAACATCGGAGACGGGAAGTAAAGTATCGGGGTCTGGTAGACCAGGCTGATGCAACGAAGCCAGCCTGGCCAGTCATCTGTAATTGGTTGAGAGGGCGGAGTCCTGCGTACCATGAGTAAGATAATCGTCTAAAACCGTAAATTTTTAATGGAATAAGTCTTAATCTGTACAAAGGCATATTGCTTTTGATATATAAACTCCCTCAATATAGACGTGCATTTATAGCAATGATTATTTAAAGGAGTAGTGAAGTATGTTCTTAACATTTCCTAATGTAGCAATAACTCGAGATAACAGGATAGACAAATTATCTGAAAATGATTTAGAACTCATTCGTGATACGGCTATACAAAATGGCGGAAGAAAGATACAGGTACAATTACGTGATTTATTATATGAAGTAAGTAATCGTGCTGTTGAAGGTGATAATAATACATTCAAAGTTAGTTTTTCTACTACAGACCGAGCCATGTTTAGGGAACGTCATATTGAATGGGCGGGAAACTCTATAAGGTTAGAACGACAATTAAATACTGGACTGAATGTGTCGCATGGAAATTTTTTAAATATGTCGACCACATCATTTTCCAATAACAGTCAGGAGTTAGCAGCCCACAGTTCACCAGGAGCACCTGCTATTTTTGATACATCTAATAAACAACAATTAGTGGATAAGATTGATTTATGCAGTTTCTCACCAAATGTTGATGAACTTTCATGTACGGAAGACAACTTAACATGCCCGGTAATGTTAGTTGTTCCTGAAAAAGGCGTTTTTGTAAAAACTGGGCCAGAGTCAAACATATGCCAATTATTTGATGAAACAGCACTTATCCAACTTATTATTGACGGTGCCACACATCCTGTTAGTAGGGCTCCATTATCACTAGATATGATAATAAATAAAAATGAATGTTATTTTGACACTACCAAAGGTAATTTTATAATCCCATAATCCAAATATTACTAATACCTTTATATATAGAGCAACTCTATTAGAGTTAGGCTATTTTTTAATCACTCCGGCAGTCTATGTTTCGATGTTGATTGCCGGAGATTTACCTTCCCTATCATCACCTACTGGCTTCACTTCGTGATGCTTGCCGGAAACTTTCTGTACAGCGTCGACAGTCCCACGTCATAAATAATCGCTACCTGCTGTCGCGGTACTCCTGCCCCAATCAGGCGCCCGGCCTGCGCAATTCAGCGCGATTCGCTGTAAGTCGGTGTTCTGGTCATTTGTTGCCCCCCCCCCCCCGCACATAGCCAATTTGCACAATAGGCATCCTCGCAAAAGGCATGGTTCATGTCACTGGACACCCTTTCATATGAATTAATTTCTATAGAAATTAAAATATAACATTGCTTATCCTTTTTATTTAAAGTAAATATTCCCTAAATAGTTTTTATTTGCTCACCAAGTGGTAATGAATAACCTTTAATATCTGTAATAAAGGATGCGGTAACAATAAGGATAGTGAGTTACTACTTAAAGGTGATATTATGAGACACGTTAAGAACATATTTTTAGTCCTAGCCTTTGCATTGTCGGCTGCAGCCTTTTCGACATCTGCGATGGCTGCCAGTGATTCAAAACCCCCACCGGATAGTACAAAACATTCCTCCAGTGGATTGCCTGAAATCCCATAGGCTCTTATCGGCATGAGTCAGGAATGGTGTAATCAGTACCCACCAGATATTCTGAAGCCACCGGACTGGTGCCAGATATGTCGTTGTTAGTATACTGAATATTACTTCAGGCTGGCATATTTTATTGACGCCAGCCTGATTTTTCACAACTTCATATTACTGGCTTACAGGCACATAAGGCCAGTCAGGATTTGTGGTATCCACCCGGTTTACCAGCACCCTGTATTTTCTCCATGCCAGAAGAGAAGCTTTTTCTTTATCGGTTGCTTCGTCCAGATCCACTGCATCCTGAAGCGGCGCGATTTTCCCCGATGCCATTAGCAAAAGACGGCTTTTGGTCCCTTCAGCTTCACGAAGTCTGGCTGCAGCCTCCGCAGCTTCATCCTTCACCCACGCCTTACCATCCCATTTCTGGTATTTACCATCTGGTGAAACTGATGTGACATTTTCAGGCAACGGGCCGGGGTCGGATATATAAACCTGATTACCCGTTGCTATGTCGTAAACCGTCTCACCGCGATGGTCTTCTTTCAGGCTCCATGTTTCGGCTTCAGCGTCAAATACAGCAATATGACTGGCCGGAATTTCAGGAGGGGAAACATCAGTACAGTTTGCCGGTAATCCAGTGTGCGGCGGGATATATGCATCACCTGCACCAATAAATTCGTTTGTATCTGAACGAAGATTAAAAATTTTAATTGTCTGCGCCTGTTCGCTCATTTTAAAAGTCATTATGCCAGCCTCACTATGTAGTTAAATGCAATATTTTTAACCGTGGTTTCCGCATTACCGTCTGCGTCCACAATAACGACGTGTCCGTGTGAACCGATATACATGGTGTGCTCATGTCCTCCGATATAAACTGTATGCGCATGGTCGCCAGCGGCCTGTGTCCATGCACCACCTCCAAGCTGAAATGAGGTGTGATTGGAATCTCCCCAGTATGAATTGATATAACCGCCGAACTGGTGAGTATGATTGCCCGTGGTATTGGTCGATTTCGTGCCGTAATCAAAGGATGAGGTAGATTTTGTCCCTAAGTCAGTATCCTGCGCCCGCGCGGTGTGCGAGTGCGATTTGTTGCCGTCCATTTCTTGCGACAGTACAGCACGTCCACTGATGGGCTTACCCTTTATTGTCCAGCCCCGCATGTCAGGGATAATGCCGGACGGATACGCTATAGCCAGTAACGGGTAAGCAGATTTATCGAAGGACTGCCCCTGCATCAGGGCGTAACCGGCTGGGGTAGCATCAGACGGCCATGCTATCGGCGCCCCTACTGGATGCGAATCCGGAGGTGGGTTTAGTGTGGTGTAGAGCATTGCCCATTCGGACCACTCAGCATCGGCGGTATCTCGATGGCTGCGAATATATGCGGGCGCTGGCGCACCGTTTGTCCCGCTCCAGCCAATGAGGATTTCCCCATCACCGGTTCCGGTCAGACGCAAAATATTTCCGTATTGCGTCGGATAGCCATTGTTGTAGACCTCGCCCATTATCAGGCCGCTATCGCTGCCTCTTGTCGTACCAGTCAGTGCCGGAAGCGCGCCGCGTGATGCCAGTCTGTTCGCTGCAACAGCCGTACCGTTGGCAGGAAGCGCTCCGATATTTTGTACAAACAGCGGCTTATTCGGGATATCCGCACCACACTGGCTTTTAGCCATGTAGTTTTCATCACTTTCGGTTTTGCTGTAGACCTCAAGACTGGACCGACCTTTGGCCTTATCCGGTACGTCGGACAGGTTCTGGTTCTTCTGCAAATACCGTGTTCCCAAATAAATCTCCAGGGGATTAAGCACAGAAAAATAGGTTTTTGTATTATCCAGAACGCATAAGACCGGAGCATCTTTAATAATATCATTGGCCGATAACTCTGCTTTATTCCCCTTGTATAGTGGGAATTTGCCAAGCACAGCCCCCCCATCGTCAGTTGCAGAGTGCTGGCTCCGGTATTGTTTAGCGCCGGAATAACCACAAGTGGAGTGCGCAATGTCCAGTCGGTTCCACCATTGACGAAATAAGTTGCTGGTAACTCCAGCGTCAGATTATTTTCTGTACCTCCGGCCACACCAGCGACATAATGCCCACTCTGGAGCTCTTCAATTTGTACAAACTGATTTTCAGATCCTCGCGTCGCAAAATTCGCTATAACGTCATTCAGTGACCATCCCTTCGCTGTTGTACCTTCCTGACCGCGAATAACCGTCAGCATGTCATTATTAACTGCTGTCAGATGGCATACCTCAAAAACTGTTTCTTTTGCGTCTGTCAGTGTAATTTTGGCGTAAGTTTTAAGAGGGTTTGAGCTGTTCGCATAATCGCTGGTAAGCAAATTAGCAAACATCGCTCCCGCACCAGGCATCACCTGAATGGTCGTCTGGCTGGCGGTAATATCAGCCGCCAGTGAGGAGACGACATTATTTCCGAATCCAATAATCATTGCTCAACCACCGTTACCGAATAGGTATAAATAAATGGGAGTTTCACCAGCGACTGGTCAATTGCATCTTTAAGAAAGTGCCCGACACCATCGCCATAGTCAGGAATGGAGACAAAAAAAATGCCCTTATCGGGCATTACACTAATATCAAAAGTGGACTGTACAGGTGGGTCTATTCCGTTAGCTCCATGTATAAAGCGTGCAAGCCGTCGTTTGAACCAGTTGATGCAGAAGTGCGAACCATCGCCTTTATAAAAATTCCATGTCAGTATCCGTTTAAAATAGTCGTCCGGAACATATGACGCTGAGCCGGGAACATAATTTCTCAGTTTTGCATACGCGACATTATTGTACTCAATAGTGTTATACGCTCCACGTGCAATGGCATCCTCGGAGATCTGAAGCAGGGGGCGTGATTCCCCATAAATACCCGCCGCAATCCAGTCCAGCAACTCACCGGTAATCGCCGGGGAGGTCCAGCAAGGTAAATTCAGGTTGTTAAAGTAATCAAGATACCCCTGTGCCAGTTTGTTATAAGCATCAAAAAAGGCAACTATATCCGGATCGTCATTATATTGCGTATAGGGGTAGGCCGGAATAATGCTTTCAAGAAGAGCTGCCATATTGCTTAACCTGAATTTGTGAAAATGAAGTGGAAAAATAGGCGTAAGTATCACCATAAACCAGGCTGGAGTCGGTTGCAGGTGGGACAATTTTTCCGTTTATTCCAACCTGAATATCAATCATTGATACAAGGTTTGAAGATACAAGCCCCTTAACCTGATTAAGAAAAATATCCCGAATCAGGAAAATGTTTATTGGTTCACCCGTTGCAATTCCGTTAATGTAATCAGCAATGCTTTGCTGCACTGCTTTTTCAATCCCGGTTGGATCGATATAGCTGGTTGAGGCTGTATTCCAGGTGATTAAAAGCGTAACGTTTTGTGATGATGGCACTACAAACGGCACGTGATACGTATCCGGATACACAATGATCGGTATCGTTTTTTTATCCACCGCAGCGCCTGATGGATTCACTACATCATTCGTCAGTACGGAGATATCTGGCACAGCTTTATAGATAGCGTAAGCCACTTCATAAGGATCGCCGCCACCAGCAATCGCTACCCATGCCCCCAGCGATGCCTGTCGGTATGAGATCAGATTCTCCTGTACACCATAAACATTTTTCAGTTCAATCCGGTAACAGTCAGGCGTTCCCTGTACACCGTACATACCCGCCTGGAATACCTGGGCACGGTATGAAGAAAAAGTCTGTTCCTGCGCGCCGGGTAATCCAGCGGTAAGGTTGGTGCAGGTCAGATTGTATGTATTCGGTACTGAGGTTTTTATCTGATTTACAGTTCCCGCAGGTACTGCCCAGGAGCCCCCGGTTGTTGCCAGGCAATAGACAGGCTCCGTTTGTCCACTTTCCGGGATCATCGTGTCACGCTGAACGGTATAGGTGTAGGTTCCATCCCCGACCATAAAACCTTTCGGTATAGCAAACCCGGGCGGGCCACTGAACACCACATAAACCGATGTATTGGTACCCTGCCCTTTCTGAACGCCGTACATATCACCCAGTTGCGCCAGCAGGTGTACATTTGCCGAATACGGGCTGCATGAGTTAATCAGGTCAACCCGCGCCTGATCACATACCACAAGCGCACCGACGCTCGTACTGACCATATCTTCAATCAGCGATCCTGGTAGATTTGTGGTTATCCCCGGGGACAGCGCTGTTGCAGTATCAATAACCAGTTGCCGGAGTTCATCCGTCGTTTTAGGAACAGGGCCGGCAATATCATAACTAATGGGTAAATCACTCATACATACACCTGAGCCACTATTTTAGAGCCTGAGTTAGTAATCGCCGAAATGTTGTAAACAGGGGGATCAACATCCGCCAGCGCAATCTGTAGAGAGGAAAAATATTTGCTGAACTGCTGCTGGAGCCGGTTAACATAAAAAGTCGGCAGTATCTGCTGAATAACTGAGCCGTTAGCCGGTATACCGTGGTTAGCAAAAAACGGGGACTCCTGCGGGGACAGCTTCAGATTCTGCACCAGCGTTGTGAGATACACAGAATCGTTAAACCCGTTTTCGTCAGTCGTGACCGTTACCCACTTCCCGTCTTTATCTCGTCCGTATGTCCTCATTCGGTAATACTCCCGTTGAATTGTGACGTTGGCCCTCCGGTATCCTGTCCGTCATTACCATTGCTGTGCCTGTGGCTGTTAACCCACTGAACCAGCTTTTCCCAGCCCTCCAGCATGATTTTCGGGCTGGTGCTGGCCGCACTGTCAGTCAGTGTTCCACTCTGCCCTGTCAGCGACCAGGTACCAGCGGTGAGCGTCAGAACTGTACTGCCCACCGTCACTTCGAATTTTTCAGGTGTGGCAATCGTGATACTTTCCGGTGTGAGCAGAAACGTAGTGTTGCTTTTCGCATCACGAATGGTTACCCCCTCCGGCCCGTACAGCGTCAGTACCTGACCATCGACGTTCTCCCACTCCGTGTTACTGATGGGTAGAAACACCAGCGCACTGAGATTTGCGGGGGGTGTCAGATCAGCCGTTCCCCCTCCGAGGCCGCTGGCGCCGCCCAGGTAGGTATCCGCCGGGATGACTATCCCCTTATCTCCTTTTTGCATCGGGTATCTGATGTACTGAGGGCCGAATAGCGGAATGGTCAACTGAGGTAACGTGTAGGGAATGTCCCGCAGCAAAAAGGTAACAGTGACCATTTTCCCGGACTGACTGACGACCTCTGCGGGTAAAATCTTTCCGGCCATCTGCATAGCGGCGGCTATTTTCTGGTCGGCGAAATTATTCATATTGCCGCCAAAATTGAGTTTTTTATTTATACTCATGTTGCAGCAATCCCCCCTGTTGGATGCGCCTCGATAACAGTTACCCAACTGTTTGCGTCCGGTTGCCTGCTGTTACCCACCAGACGGACCGAAGACACCAGAAAATCCCCCGTAAAAGCCGAGTCATCACGAAACTGTGAGTATGACGATGCCTGGATCATCGGCCTAAATTTCTTCGGCATCCGGATATAATCGCCCACCTGAATATCGCTGCGCATAACGCAGGGAATGGATACCGTACCAAACTGGATCCATGTCGGTTGACCAACAAGATCGGTAAATTCAATTTGCACGGGATTTTTACTTCTGTAAGAGGCGCTTTTTTTGGAATCTTTATCCTGGTGGTTAGCAAAATCGTTATCGAATACGCGGATCTCCCTGCCGTTCACCATCGCTATTTCAACACCAGAATAATTACTGTCCTTAATGATGCTTTTACTCAGCGAGTTAAGTCTGGTCGCAAGCTCCTGGAGACTGCCGCAAAACATATTGCTGTCATAATTATTCACCAGGCGATCGCTGATACTGACTGAGAACCGATAGTCACCTCCCAGCGTCTGAAAGCATTGCGTCAGCGCGACAGAAAGCTTAACCCCTTTGTTCCACGGTACCGTTAAATTTACGGGTGCCAGCGGTAGTGGGTTAATGTCAGACACAGGGCCGGCGGTCACAATAAGATCCAGCCGTAACTCGGTCCCTTGCCAGTTCCCCAGCACCTGCCAGATGGTCCCTTCCAGCACCAGTCCACGCTGTTCCGGTTTCGCCAGCGGCAACCCTTTTGACATTCCCACCCACATTTTTATGGTCATGCCAAACATATCCTGTCTGGCCTGTTGCATTTCCTGCGGACTGATGCCCCAGACAGTGATGCAGCTCTGCCCTTTGGGAGTGGATTCACCAAAACGGAGAAGGTCGAATTCAACCATCAGGCACCCCGGGTTAAATACCCCGTTTTTCATGCTACTGTAATGTCTGTACAGCGTACCGGGGTTGTCCTTAGCATCCGGAGCATTAAAAATCTGAATGTCGTAGAAACGCATCAGTTAAATACCTCAATCTGACCGTCAGAAACACGCCATACCATTCTGGTTTTGCTGAATGCCCCCACCAGTAAATTAATATCGTAATTCTTTGGGGAACCAATAACCGGAATTGTCAGTTGCCGACGGCCTGAGTTATCCGTGATATTGAGGTACCAGCGTTGGGCGGCAATATTCCATTTCGTCTGGCAGTTATAAACTTCACCATCGAGAACGGGAGTAAAGACCATGCTTTTCTGTTCGTTACCGGAGAAGGGATAATACGCCATGCTCATAAATTAAATGCCCCGCTCAGTTTTCCGATTAAGCCAATAACCGCACCCGATACACTACTGCCGAGTGAGGTATTACCAATCGCCGAGATGGTACTGGTCCAAGCGCTTTCTGTTGCCTTGTCCCCGTTATCAATCTTGCCCAGATAACTGTTTATCGCCTGTTCAGCCCCGGTTTCAGAAAGCAGTGGTTGCTCAAAATCCCATAACCATTGCCGCTGCGGTAAGGCATCATTCGATCCGGTAACATCACGCACCGTTCTCAGTATGCAGTTGCTGTAAATAATACCTGGCGTTGCCACAATAAACGTTCCGCCAAGACTGGCGTGTGCCTGCAATACGGCCTGCAACGAACTCAGCGTGACCAGCTTTGTCATGGCACCAGTGTTTTCATTTACCGGCGCATCCATCAGCATTGGAATGCGCAGCGGCTGCGAGAGAAGCGCATTGGCTGCCACCGCCTGATTTGCAAACGGATAACGACCAATGTCGTAATCAACCATTGTCCCACCGGGCGCCGCTCGCCAGTGGCAGAAATACTTATCCAGATCCGTCAGTTCAATAGCGCCCCCCATCAGACCTGAAACGTAGCTGGCGCTCTGGGTCAGGGCGACTATCGGCAACATGCCGCCGGGTATACTCTGCGCCACACCATCGCAGAGAATAACCGGGGAGATTTCAAAACCGAGCTTGTAGAGCTCGCGGGTAAATGACATTAACCGAACCCTCCAAGTTGCGTACTGGATACAACTGCATTACCGCCGGTATTGTTATAAACAACAAGTCCCTGAGCATGACCACGCTTCTGGTTATCCAGAATTTGTTGCAGTATCTGGTCAGTTTTCCCCGAACCCTGTTGTACTGGTTGTACGACAGGGTTATTTGTGCTGGTACCTGGCAATTCAGAACCATACTGGGCAAGATATTGTCTCCGCACGCTGTCGGATGGATTTATATCCTGCAAAGATTTTTTCTGCGATTCCTGAAAATGACCTCCGGCATTATTGATAATCTGTATAACCTTCCCTTCACTTAACCGGGAGCCAGCACCTTCTTTTACTGACATGGCAGTAATTAATTTCGCGAGCGTCCGGGTATCATTTAAATTCAGCTTTTCGAATTCGCTGCGGCCAGTCGCATTCACAACATGCCCGATATATGCTTTCGTATTGTTCTCGTTAGATGGAGCCCATTTACTGATAATATCGTGGATATTGTTGATGCCCTTTGTGCCGTATATTTGCAGTTGTTTTGCAGCAGCGAGAACGCCTTCATCCAGGCTGGGGAACACAGCAAATTTCCCGCTTCTGGTATTGGCGGTTTCATAACCTGCGGCATAACGTAAATTCGCAGGATTATTGAACCTGTCAGCAATGGTTCGCCCCTTAGCATGAACATCAGCCTGTTTCCCGTCGACCGGCTTAACATCTCCTGATGCAAAGAATTTTTTTACCCCTTTCAGCCACGACCACACTCGCGGATCATCATCCCCACCCGGGGTGTAAGTCTCACTGGTAACGGGATCGGTGCGCTTCTCGTCGCTGAGTATCGATGACCGGGATTTAATGTCATCCGTCGTGATGTCGGATTTACCACTTATCCAGTCAATGACTTTGCCGATAACCCGACCAAGCCGCTCCACACCGGATATGAAAGCTTCAACATCTTTCTGGAATTCGGGGGAAGCCAGATAATTACCAAACCGGCGTATACCATCTGAAAGGCCATCAATCCATTTCCCCAGTTCCGGCGATTTGAGGACCGTTTCAATCGCGCCGGAAAAGGCATCCGAAAGTTTTCCCAGCTCCGGCGCCAGCGGTGCCAGTCCCCGGATAAACGTATTCCCGATACTGACCTTACTGCGGTCGAGCTGAATGTTGAAATCCTGCCACTGGCGAAGCTGCTGGTCCGTCAACTGAAGGCGGCGAGTGTCCTGCTGCGCCTGTTTCGCCATCGTATCGATTTCTTCATCGCTCATTTTTTTGAAGCGGTTCAGATCGTCAAGGGTGAAATAGTTCGTCAGCCCGTAGGCTTCCGCCCCCTGCTGCGTACTGCCGTTACGCACAAAAATATCACGCGCCGCTTTTATCATTTCAGGTAAAAGCTCAGCAGGATCCCTGTCCGGGTTATCGACTCCCATTGCCCGGAACTGCCAGCGTTTACTCAAATCAAGCTGCGCATCACGTATGGCGCCCAGAGTTCCGACAGGATTACCCAGCGCTTTCTGAAAATCGACAGCAGTCGAATTAAGTCCACCTGCCGTCGTCCCCAGCCCCATCGCAGTAAACCGTTGTGCGGAGGCATTGCCGGCCAGGTGGTTAAGCCCCCACAGACCGCCCGCACCAGCCAGCCCGGAAAAAAGCCCCAGAACGGTTCCCCATGAAAGCAGGCTGGTTGTGGCATCTTTAATATGATCTGCCAGCGATTTCGCATCCTTGCTGGCTTTATTCAGGAAATTGCGCGCACCGCCGGACTTCTTGTTAAACTCCGTCTGGGTTTTTGTGGCCTTCTCCAGATTACCGTTGAGTCGATCGAGGCCGTCATTAACAGATGCTAACGCCGCAACGCCATCAGCGAACGCTTTTGTAATCCCCTCCGTACCATCCCGGACACGTTCTGTCTCCTTTGCGGCCTCGCCGAGTCCGTGAACCGCCCCCCGCCATTGTTCAGGTAATTCGCCGAGTGCTTTCTGGTATTCATTGAATTTTTCCAGGAACGACTGAAATTTCTCGTCCTGAACATCAATTTCGACAATGGATTTAGCCGCCATTGAAATACCCCTTGCGTCTTATTTCCTCCAGAATGAACCGCTGCCGGAAATGGAGCGGGCTTTTATATTCGCCGCAGCCCAGTTCACGGCAGAGGTGACTGAATCCTTCGCATGAGGCCCATGTCAGGAGGGTATGTGTGAGGGTTCCGGCAGGGCTTCCGGGGTCGGGGTATCGGTAACCGTTTTCGACGTCGGTAAAGAATCGCGATACGCCATAGCGCTCAATGACACAAGTTGCCCACTGTACATATCGAGCGCTTTCCCCACCGTCGGTGCGATCAGGTTCGCTTTCTGAATGGCAGAGCTCACCATAAAAAAAACGACCTCGCCCTCAACTTCCCGGTACTCATCATCGGTGATAATTTCCTGCCTGAATGCAGCCTCCAGCGAAGACGTTTTCCAGATTCCGTTATCGTTCCAGATGACCGTTGTCAGACGCTGTATCTCATCGACAATATTCGGCGTTCCTGGCTGAAGATCTCCTGCCTCCTGCCGCGCTTTGATGATTTTTCGCAGCATCATCGCCGCCACGCGGGGCGCACCTACCGAACCCACCAGGGAGAAAAAATTATTGAACAGATTCCCCAGCAGTACGCAATTTTCCTCAACGACTTCATACGGAAACGGCACAATGTGCAGATACACCAGTGAGCCGTCATCGCGGGTGATGGTGCTGACAAAATTCAGTTTTCGGTCAATTTTCACGGCCATTAGCCCCACATTTTATCGTTGGTGATCAGATAACCGGAAATCGTCACGACATATCCGGCATCCATACCGTTGATGGTCAGTTCATTAAAATTCACCAGATATGCATTCAGGACCGTGTAGTTTCCGAAGGTGCTGGCATCCGGCGTGATAACGACCTCTCCCAGCGACGTATCAGAAGCGAAACGGTTCTGATAGCTCGCCGCCAGCCCCTGCGTTCGCAGTAAATGCATCGTGATCGTTACCTGCTGATAAGGTACCTGGCTCCCCACGGTTCCGGTCAGTGTGGGGATAATGTCCGTTGCAGCCGAATCCGGCCGCATACTGATCGCATCCTTACCCAGAAATGACGCGGTGACATTCAGCGCCGGAATATCCGTGACAGTCACCGCACCCCTGACACGGTTAAGAAAGCCCTGCGGTACTAATGGATTTGGCATTTATTACGCCCCCACAAAGTTGGTTACGTTGAGATTAAACGTGATGGATTCAAAGCCGCGCTTCGGCGTAATGACGGCACTCAGGCCTCCGTAATCACCTTCATCGTAGGCTGAGGGATTAAGGCTGGTATAGTTATCGAACGGAACCGCATTGATAACCGCATTTCCTGCATAAGTCCCTTTTTCATAGGCTTCATTGAAATCAGCCTGAATGAGTTGCGTGTCGATTACCTGACCAAGAATTAATCCGTAACTGATACCAGATCGAAGTGTTTTAAGCCCACGTCGCTGGAGTCGCTCAATCCCCTTCTGGTCGTAATAAAGTGGGTTCACAGTAGTGTTTGAACCGTTTATTACTTCATTTGCCAGATTCAGTTCAAGATTCAGCGCACACCAGGCCACTGAGTACCAGTAGTTAAATGGTTTCCCGTCCAGCATATGGCCAGCCTCCAGCATTTTATTACTGAGTCCCCCTTCTGCCGCTGTACCGATATAGTTGATATGGTTTTTCTTAAGTGTTTTCAGAAGCGTACCATTACCTGCCGGCGGATACTCCGTTACGCCATACATAAAGCGGTACGCCATCGGCGGGACCATGTTTGATGACCCCGGATCGTTTGCCAGTGAGGACTGGAACGGTGCCGCCATCGAGAACTCAGTTGCGCCAATTGACGGCGCCTCAACCCCGGCAAAGACATTCGGATATTTGCCGGATACCCATTCCTGGTACGTCGCAATCGTGGTGGTGACGAAAAATTTCACCAGCGCGCCGGGCGACGTGTAATTGTTCGCCAGCGTTTTAAAGGTCGGTTCGGCGTCCCATTCCCTCGGCACAAGGTAAGAGAAAAATTTCTGGTATGTGTTTCCCAGAGAGGTATCTTCATCAATGAACGTAACAAGGGCCGCAACCGCAGATTTTACATTCATCTCACCCAGCTCAAGGACATAAACCGCCCGGCTGGTCCCCTGTGCCCAGTACGTGGTGTTCATCTGCTGGAGTTCTCCGGCGGCAACAGACGTTACGGTACCTGTAGCCGTTGCTGTACCGGGATCACTGTTCAGGGGATAAGTAAACGTTTTTTCGCCTGTCACCGACGCTGTATATGCCCCGTTGTAAGCAGCAGGCGCAGCACCAGAAATCACAACAGGGATCGTTTCATTAATGGACCAGCCATGATTTTCTGAAAGAGTCACCGTGACGGTATTCCCGGCCCACGCAAGCGAAGAAATAGCTTTTGCTGGCGCAACGATATTTTTTAGATCGTCTTTGGACGTCAGCAACTGATAACTCCCCGCCGCCAGCGTGGTTCCCCCCGTTGATACCAGAGCGCCTGACTTTAACAACTGGGAGGGTTTCGGCGGACTGGTCACCGACACATTAATATTTACTATTGCCATTTGGATTATTTCTCCACATAAATGGACGGAATTGCAGACGTGATCAGCCTGCGGGCGACGTTCCTCATCCGCTGCTGGTAGTAATTAACTTTGAATTTGACCTTTTTCCGCATGGCGATAATGTTGAGCTCGTTCTGCGTGACGCGCTCATCCTGTATCACAGGAATATTCATTACGCCCATTTCGGCTTTATCGCTGAGCGTGTAGTCCTGCACATAACGCAGAAAATCCTCAACAGCAGCATTACGCAGCCCTGTCACGGTGAGTGTCACGTCCTCAGAAACCAGTTGATACTGGTTCTGCTTCTCGTCGAGACAGAAGGCTCCGGCCACAGGGATCGGCTCTCCGCATTTTACTGTAGCGTAGGGTGGCGCAAGGTTTTGCACGGAAAGCATTGCCGGGTACATCGGCATGAAATGACTCAGAGAGAGCCAGATCGGTAATGAGTTGGAAACCACCACATCCGCAAGATCGATATCGTCGGCAGAATTAATAATCTGCGACATCATATGCGGATAAATGGCATGTCCGGTATAATGGTAAATGTTCGCTGGTTCGTTCAGCCCGGAACGGCGCGAGAAAGCAAACTGAATGCCGTAAAACTCCCCGATATAAAGCACCTCAGAACCAATATCATTAAACGGATCAATATCGGCCTGCGCGGTGAAGGTCACCACATTTTTATCGTAGAGCTGTTCTTCATCCTGGATAGATTCAGTAGTCAGGTGCAGATAGCCTTTTACCTCCTTTGTATCCGGTTCAGTATCAGGATCATCCGCAAGAACTGACGCCTTCACCCAGAAAACAAAGCCATCAAGGGGAAGCACTTTCCGGACATATTTAGTAAACGTAACAGATGCCGAACGGCTGATATCATCCAGCCCCTGCACCAGCGACGCATTGAGTTCCGTTTTAGCCTGAGAGAGTTCACTGAGGGAAGGCATTCAGCACCCCACTTACCCAGGCGCGCATTGACGCCTGAAACATACCGGTATCGATAAAAGAGGGCCGCGGTTCCCCTTTCCTGTTTTTAAAACGCTTGCTAATCCCCTCCAGTGCGCGGGCAGTAGGCACACCTTCTGTGCCGTTCATCTCCTCGTTATCAAGGAAAGCGACAAAGAGGTGATGCACCTGTGACATGGATTCCGCGAAGGGATCCGCAGGAAGCGGCGCGCCTGCGAGCATATTTTCGAGACCGGCGGCAAGGTCATTACTCATCATCTGTGCAATTTCCTCGCCGTGGCGGTCAAAGAACGTCTGCATGATCCGGTATTTCCCTTCAAGAATTTCGGCCACATCGCCAGTAGTCGTATTCTCGTTTTCATAGGGAATATCCATCACGCCCAGATGCAGTTTCACGTCAGCCCCCACAAATCGCCGTACTGCTGCGCAATTGCCAGATACCACCGACCATACGGGTCTTTGAGTTGTTGCAGATCTGCAAGAGAGAGGTTTTTCAGTGCATCACTGACAACCCGCGTCTGACTGGTTGATTCGTCGGAAGAGGCGCTGATAACGCCAGCAGTAAAATTGTTGATACCCAGTTTTTCGCGTACCGGACCGAAAGCGACTTCAGGACCGAAGTTAAGCAGAAAGGAGGCCGCGAGGTTATAAACAGCCTGCGAATACAGAACCGGGCTGATACAGGCGATCTGCCGGTTCACCCAGTCCAGGGACATTGACCAGGAGAGACTAACGGCCGGATCGTCATCGGCTAACGCGTCGGCATTAACTCCCATCGTATTACGGATAAACAGGATAAATCCGGCCAGTTCAGGCATGATACACCCCGCTTATTTTTTCTTTTTAGTTCCCGTGTTAACCGCCAGTGTTTCATCAACAAACGCTGTTTCGTCACGGTCATCGGTGGCGTTCAGTCGCTGCTCTGCACTGACTTCCAGCTCACCGAGATAGCCGTTTTCCTGCTCAGTGAGTGCGTTATTTGTTGCCAGTACGGAAGCCTGACGGCGATCGTGCGCTGCACGGTTCAGGTGACCATCGTTATCCCGCATGGCCTTTTCGATAACCTTCGACGACACCGGCTTATCAATGCTGTAACACAACCCGATATAAATACGGTTCTGGTCGATTTTTGTCGCATCAATCAGACCATAATCGGCGTGCTGCTGAATAATAAGGTCGATTTCGGCGCGGGTACCGTCAATGACAACGGCCTGAGAGCCTGCATTAATCGGGTGATAAACAAGACGTCCCGTCTCCGGCTTGCGCCAGGCGAAATCGTGGCGCTGTTTGGTGGTGTTGGCGATGTACAGTTTCATGTTTACTCCTAGGTAAAAAATCCCCGCGTACCCTCCGGCACGCAGGGAAATCAGCGAGGGAAAATTAATCGCTGTACTTCATCGAAATGATAGTCAGCGCTTCAGGGCGAAGTACCCAGCCAGAGGTGGAACGCAGTTCGGAAAGCACATCGATCGCCCCGCCCGCAATCGGGGTGGGAATTTCACGCGGTGCCGCCATGTCGCACAGCATCAGTGATGTGGCTTCCAGTGACGGACTCAGTCTGGCGAATTCGTTGGTGTTGATTTTCGCGTTAACCTCAGGGCGCTCGACCTCCGGCATGGCGATGACGATCGCATCCGTTCCGTTTGCCCCGGCACCAATCAACGTATCGTCATAACCCCATTCAATTTCACAATCAGCATCATCCCCCACACCATTAACGGTGCCTTTCACCGTGGAAGTACCACCGCCAGGACGCTGGTAACTGGTCAACTGGACGATCTGCTGCATTTCCATGGTACCCAGCGTGCGCTGAGGACCGAGGATAACCATGCGTGACGCCCGGCCCATTTGCATAGTTCGGGTGCGGATCGCCTGAATCTGCGCCAGCAGGAATACCGCCATTTCGCCATGATCGTAAGTAAGTACGGTAGTGTTCCCACCGCTGTCTGCCGGCAGGTTGATAGTGGTCGCACCGTTGGTGTTCAGTACCCCCTCACCGCCCGCCGGGTTCATTCCATAGAGCAGCGCGTTACGCATTTGCTGAAAAATCGCCTGCCTGGTACCGAGTCGCTGGGCTTCCGGAAGCGCAATCCCCCAGTTCCCCGCTGCGGCCATATCGTGATGATCGTAAATGGCGCGGGCACGGAACATATATGTCGGCGTGCTGACCATTCGCGCCTCCAGTGCCACAGAGGGTAACTGGTTGGCGTTACCTGACTGGCTTGAGGTGACCTGAGTGCGAATATCCAGGCGTTTCATATAAACGTACTGGTCGCCGTCTGCCAGGCGAACCAGCGGGTTACCGCTTGCCATGACAGAAAACGCACCGGATGCCTGCTGATATGACAGGATCATTTCCGGCATGATGTACGACGGATTTACAATTTGATAAGCGGGTGTAATAGCTGGCATCTCTTAGCCTCTCCTGATTACAGCAGAATTACCGCAGCGTTTCCGCTGTCGTTCCAGGTAGCAAAACCCGTTGCCGAATCGTAAGAAACGGTTTTGCTGTTACCCATCTGCATTTCGATGATTTTTACCGGAAGGGCAACGTCCTGCACTTTTGCCGCGCCTACCGTTCCCTGCGTGGTTGCATTGCCCGCAGGCACTGAAACCGGGGTAAAGGTGAATGTGGTTGCCGTAGGAACACTGAGCACCTGAACAATGCCGTTATATGCAGCAGGAGCCGCGCCCGTAATATCCACATAAACGCCCACTTTCAGGCCGTGCGCGCTGGCAGTCGTCGCGGTCGCAAATCCCGCTAAATTTGCGGTAGGCGCAGTCCAGGTAATAGCGGTTGTAGCCACATCTGCCGCCGCAGTGCTGAACACATCCAGACAATCCTCCGCAAAATTCCACACCAGCGGCTGATTAACAGAAATCCCCGCGCTGGCCAGAGAGATCACGGCATCAGAGGCTTTGACCGGAACACGCATTCCTGAGCCCAGGCGATAAAACGACACGCTCATATTGCTGAGGAGAAGCGGTACCGGGGATTGCGGCGTGGTCAGGCCGTTGTGTGCCTGGTTGAACACGGAAAAGCCCACCAGTTGTGAAAGGCTGGCTGCGCGTTTGATAATGCTGCCACGTGGTGCAGAAGAGGCGCCCGGTACAAGTTCGTTAACCGGCAGTCCGCCCCACAAAGGTTTTATTTCATCACTGGCAAGGGTACCGGATGCCAGCGCATAGCGTGCCGCCGGATCGTCCAGCGCCACGCCCTGGATAAGACCATCAGATTTCGCGTAGAACGTGCCGCGCACGTTAGTGGTCTGCATTGGATTAACTGACAATGCACTCGCCATATTTATTGTTCTCCGGTTGATTACTGTTTGATGCCAGCGACTTTGCGGCTGACGGCCTGGAACGGTGCCCATGTTGCGGACGGATCGCCGATAAAGGTACTGATACGGCGTCCGGTGGCGTCGGTGCGGATGACTTCACGTAACCCGGCGCCGGGCTCCAGACTGGATGCCGCTGATGCCTGCGCATCGGCATAGATTTTTTTCTCCGCAATACTCAGGAGCTGGCTGTCTGCGATGGCATGCAGATCCACTTCTTTATAGTCTGAAGAATATTTTTGCAGGCGAGTCATGATGCGGCGGCGGTATGGCATAGCGCGTTCTCCCGCCATCGGCTGCGGCGCGCGCTCACCAAATGAAGCAAACACGCTGTCGGCCTTACACTGGGTATCAGCGATTTCATTGCGCTCTTCATCGCTGAGTTCCTGCGGTACACGACTTTTCATTTCTTCCATGTCTGCGCGGATTTTTTCCAGTTCGGCATCCGCTTTGGCTTTTTCTTCTGCCTCCGCGTCCGCTTTGGCCTTTGTTTCGGCGTCAGCCTTCGCCTTTTCTTCCTCTTCCTTGAGACGGGCGGCATCTTCATCAGCTTTCGCCTTTTCTGCTGCTTCAGCATCTGCTTTTGCTTTTTCCTCGGCGTCGGCCTTTGCGCGGGCTTCGCGAGCGTCCAGCGCCTGGTTAATGAGTGCTAATACTTTTTCTTCATCCATTTTCTGGACCTCGTTCAAAAGTGTGTCGGATTTAACTCCCGTCGGTTCCCCTAGCTTGTCCCAGACGCCCTGCTCACAAATAGCCAGGTGGTCCAGTAAAACAGGGTTCCCCTCCAGCAGCAGCGGCTCGCCGTCGACGTTGATCAGAACGTCATCGCCGCCCGTCACCGTGGGGGATGTACTCAGTTGCCGCGTTGAAAGAATCGTGGCGGAGTCAGTGTCGTAGATGCGGGCCATTCCCCACACCTCATCACCCTGGATCCAGGCAAATGCAATCGCACCGATAGTCCTCGCGGCGTACTCCTCGCTGTTCAGCGTGTTTTTCTCCGGGTGCAGCCAGATAACCGGCAGGCCAGAGCACCGGGCGAGGAAATCATCAGTGAGGTAATTCTCGGGAGAACGGTAAGCGTATTGCCTGAACTTAGAACGCCAGGTAACACCCGTTCCGGTGATACGCAGCGCCCACAGGTACATATTTCTGAAAAACTGCGGGGATGTGAGTTGCCCGTCGGCAATAAGCCCGGCAACGTCCTTTTCATTGAGTGGTTCGGCATCAAGCATTGCCACCATGCCGGGATGCAACGGCTCCGGCAGTTCATCCGGAGAAAACCAGCCACAGGCCTGATTTTCTCCGTTCAGTACCGCGTCGAATTGCTCAGCATCATCAGCGAGGTAGGTAACATAGCCATCAATCAGGGTATGAGGCGTCAGCGGTGCGGAATAATCAAACCCGCATTCTTCCAGCACTTCACGCTTTGCCGCGGCTTCAGGCGTCTCCCCCTCTTCGAGTTTTCCGCCCGGTACCGCCCACGAACCATCATCCCCACGCTTAACCAGAAATATTTTCCCGCCAGACTTAAACAGGATCCCGGCAGCGTAGGTGTTCACTTATCCTCCGTTTCTGAAGCCTTCAAAATTTGCTGTTCGGCGACCGACTGACATATTCCCCTCAGTAAATTTTCGCCATTTCTCGGTTTTCATTTCATCCGGCAGACTGCGCACGTTGTAGATGTATGTCAGGTAACAACGACAAAATACCTCTTCGCCCGGTTGAGTGATTTCATCGAGATAGCCAGCCAGCCCCGCCTTCATAAATCCTTTCTTCAACGCCCAGTTACCGCGTATCGCATAGGTTTTCAGGTCGCGGTCTTTGTGTGGTTCCCGATAGTCATAATGGGGCTGGCGCCAGTGGCTGTGCCACACCGCCGCAATCGCCCCGCCATCGGTCGCAATGATGTTATCGATATTGGCAATCAGCTTATGTGTCTGGTCCACCATCACGCGGCGCCGTTCAAAATCAATCTGCCGCGCTGATTTGGCGATATGCTGGCTTGTGGCAACCACGCCAGAACGCGATGAAGCGGATAAACCGGGACTTATCGATGTAATGGGAGGAATGCTGGTTGCCCAGCCACTGAAACGCTGAATTGTCCGGTCAACAGCCTGTGTACGGTTCAGCTTTATCAGGTCGGCAGAAGCCATAATCCGCCTGTCCAGCTCTGCCCGCAGTTTTGGTTCAAGATAATTCAGTGTGAAACGGCTGACGCCAGGATGACGCTTAAGCGCCCTCTCCCGGCCAACTTCCAGATCGTAAGCAGCAGTCAGACGCCGGGACACATATCTGTAAAAACCATCGCCGCCGATTTTATCCTCAGTGGCATTACGCAGGCGCTCAGTCCACATAATCAGACTTTCTTCACTGCTGTAACCATGTTCCAGAAAGAATTTAATCGCGTCACGCAGCTCTTTCAGAAAGGAGTTCATCAAAATTCCCCTCACCAGGCAGTGTTGCATCCGGCGGATTTTGTTCAAGCTGCTCGTAATCCAGTTCCAGACGATCCGCAAACAGGTTTTCGTTCATATTGGCGTTCTCACAGGCCCATTTAATGAGTGTCGCCCTGTTTTGCGGGTCTTTGGTGAGTTGTGGCAACAGCACAGTCAGCATCTCAGTAATCGCCTTAAAGCGTGTTTCATCGACTTTAACTTTTTCGCTTTCAGGCTCTTTCAGCGATGACGGCCAGACGTAATCAAAGTTGTTCACCCAGGAACTGAAAGCCGCCTCCCAACTGATACTTTTGTATTCCGGCAAATCGTTTTTTAGCGCCTCGAAAAACTCAGGCGACCACGCCCGGTACTGAACGATGCGAACGAAAAAATCATACAGCGGCTGTAAATCTTTGCGCACATCGTCGATATACTGGGCGACCGCTTTTGCGTCCTCTGTTCCTTCACCAAATCCGCGCGTAAACGTCTCGCTGTTGAGCAGAATCGCGGGCATGTCTGCCGCCGTCGCGATATTCGCCAGAATGTGATTACGGGCGGTATCAAGCGGTTTTTCCAGGTTCTGCATGTCGAGAGATTCAATCTTGTCATTCTCTCCTACCTGCAACACGTCACCGTTACCACCGCGTTTCAGCATCCAGCGTTTAATACCGGACATTTTCTGCATCATGTTATTGACGATGGAGCTGGCATGTTTGATGAACGCCACCAGCAGTCCGGCTTTAATCGTCACCATGTCGTCAGCGCGCATGGACTGAATAAATGATTTCAGCGGATACAGCGCACGCTGATAAACGCTGCGCCCGGCAAAGCCGAAGGATGATGGCGTGTAGGCCAGATAAATTGGGTCCTCGTTCATCATCACACAGCACCGGCTATGGTGGTATGGTTGCCCCGCAGCAGTTACGCTTCCCACCTTCTGAAAATCAGCAGAATTAGGATCCTGATTGAGTACCACAGAACCGGCAGTGTTCAGCGGATCCAGCACGTTAAAGGTGATGGATTTTCTGTAAAGCGTATCGAACCCTGCGGCCTCGTTCGTGGGCTCGCCTTCAATGAGCATCACGACTGCGCCAACGCCATAAATACGGGACTGGCGCGCCGTATTCGCAATAATGCGATCGGCTTTTATGGCTTTCCACTCACGCTCAAAAGCCTCCCGCAACCGCTTTTCAGGCCCGCGCGTCACATGCACGGTTCTCGGTTCCGACATCGCCAGTTTTATCGGGCGGTCGACCATCTTTCCGCCCAGCGGATGAAACAAATAAATCAGCTTGCAGAGCTCGTAACCCGCCTGCGCGCCGGGTTCAATGCTCCCGCCCTCCAGAATCTTGCTGAGGACGCCAGCATTGCTGCCCATGCAAATATCGTCGTCGTCCTGCATCAGAACCCCTCTCCGTTACCAAGACCAAGCGCGACGCCGTAGTTAAAGCAGTCAAACAGATCGTCGTCCTGGTTTTCTTCACCAATGATGAACTGGAGTACCTGCGTCAGAAGATGGTTTTTCTTCGACTGCTTGTACTCAACGATTTTGTCAAAGGCGTATTTAGAAATGCGTACCTTCCCGGACGCCACATAACCAGAAATGTTGATGGCGCGGGATTCTTTGGGAAGTGACGTTAACTCACTGTCGACAGGGTGGACGTTCCAGCCCTCGTTAGCGCCCTGCTGTAACAGGGTGATGCCGGTTGCCTTATCCTCAATAAACAGGCCTGTGGTCTCCATACGGGCGCGGCAGATTTCACTAAGGTGTTTAGCTTTACCTTCCCATTGCGGCACAACGTCTTTCAGGAAATACCCGTCAATCTGGATAATGTCCCAGTCCAGAATGATAAGGTGTGGCGACGGCAGGTTATCCAGTGCAAACCAGATACACGCGGATCCGTCGTTCTGGAGTTTTCCCTTCTGCGCACAGTCAACGACACCATAAACCGTATCGCAGGAAAACGGATAATCAACAGGCGCGCCGTCTTCCAGCAACCAGTCGAGCTTGAAAAAGTTCTGCCCGCGCCAGTCCACAAATTCAGCGTTGTATTCCTGCTGAACCACCAGCGGAGGGCGTCCGTCGATAATTCGGGCCAGCGCCGCCGGATTAATTGTCGGGTTAGCCGCAGTCGGCGCATGATGTTCCTCCCAGCCCATCGATTTATCGTTACAGGCCTGATAGAAAAAATTCTCGTCATCGACGCCTTTCGGCGTACCGGCCATCACCGCATCGCCGTCAAAGTCGAGCAGTGTCGGCTCAATGGCCTGTTCCCAGATATCCCTCATGCCCTTTTTGACGAGACTGCCCTCATCAATAATGACTTTGTGATATTTTCGGGAACGCCCGGCATCGGGGTTATCCAGCGTCCAGAACTCAACCAGACCGCCGCCAATCAGTTCAATAATCGAATCGGTCTTACTGGAACTAATCGTGATCGGCTTTAACAGGTCACGGATGGTCTTAAACGACGGCAACAGGATTTTATAAGACGGAGCAAACCAGCCAACACGCATCTGACGAGCCGCCCAGTTTCCGCCAGCCTGCTCCAGCATCGTGGTTTTACCGAAGCGGCGCCCGGCACGGATGACTTTTCGCTTTGCCGGAGAACGGTAAATTTTCTTTTGCCCTGCATGGAACGGCAGGAACTCTATAACGTGTTCAGTCGCCATCAGGGGAATTCACCAGTTTAATGACCACTGTCGGCTCGTCGTCTTTGCCCTTGCCTTTACGCTTAAGCTCAACTTCCTGTTCCAGACGTTCAGCCTCGGCGGTGCGTTTTCGGATTTCCAGATCCAGTAGCCGTTGCGCCAGTTCGGATTCAGCCAGCCCCAGACGCCGCATAATCGCTTCAAACATTTTTTCGCGACTGATGGTCGATATTTCGATCCCACCTTTCACCAACTTGGTACCGGAGTATGCCAGGCGGGCTATTGAGGATAATTTGGTTGTGTCAGCAAAATACGGCCTACCAACTCCATCGCCATTGCAGCGAGGGCAATCAGGATTAGGATCGCGGTTGTGGTTGTAGCCATATCCGCCAGCATCATCCGGCTCTTTCCCTTTTTTGGCTTTTGCCTCCGCTTCCCTCTCTTCGAGCTCGATAACATCGCGCCATTGGTAGTGATGACCAAAGCCCCAGCAGTAACGGCAACATCCCCGGCGATATTGCGAAATTTCGTTAGCGTCGAACGTAGCGAGATGCCACATCTTTTCGAGCACTTCATCTGCACTCGCCAAAGTGCGCACCAGTGAATCTCTTTGCTGCTGCGCAATTGCCTGCGCAACGTGAGGTACTGTGAGGAGCTGTCTTCCGTAACTTGCATCACTGTAACCAGCGCGTTCGGCTGCGGCTGTTGCGTTCTGGTCTATGAGGTATTCAGCGACAAAGCGTTTTTGTTGGGGAGTGAGTTCACTATTAAGAAGTTTTTCTGCGCTTTTTTTTGCCTGCGCAGTGCGCATTTTTTTCTGCGCATTTTTTTGCGCACTTTGCGCAGTCGGTTTCTTGATGTAACGGCGGGCAGTAGCGTAATTCAGTCCCTGCGCTTCACACCAGTCTTTTGGGGATATACCGGATTTAGCATGCTCGGCGAGGAACTGGTGTTGCAGTGCTCCCCAGTCCGGTTTTGCCATATCTGATCACCTGCCTGTTTGTCATTATCGCAGCCCCTCACTGAAGGGCTGCTGTAATGCCTGATCTCACCTACTGCATAACCGTATTATCAGCATCACTACCGAGAATATCGGTCAATGCGGTATCGACAGCGGCGTCAATCTCTTTATCCAGCGTATCCTTGATCTGTTGTTTTACTGCTGTGGTAACAGCATCTGAACGCAGGGCGTTTTTCACCATGTCGTCGGTGACGATATCTTTCATATCCGGCATTTCTCTTTGCTCCGTATGGACGAGGCTTTTCAGCCATTGGGTTATTTTCATGAGGTGTACCAGTTTTTAGCGTCTGGTTACATTTAATGTCTGTACGGGAAACATTATCCCACGCAGTATTGAGACGCCCTACGTAACTGTCAGGGGCAAGATGCAAGCAAATAAAACGAATGTTTCGACCTTTATTCCCCGTACTTTCCATTCGTAAACCTGGTGCGGGGATTTTTTTATCTGCACTGCGTGCGAACGTACTCCTGCAAATACTTCAGTTTTTCCTGGTCGCTGATGATCCCGGCGCGGATATCGAGAACGTTTTGTCCAGCACCTGGAGAGAGTTCGACTGTGGCAGCATTGCCCACGCGGCTGGTGCTGGCGGTTTCGGTCTGGGTGGGCATTGAACATCGCCCTTCGACGCGCATCCGGCCACCAGCAGCAAGGCGGCGCTGCAAATCAGTATTCCTGGTCTGTGCATCAGCTAATTCCTTCGTGTATTTTGCATCGAGGGCGGCGACGTCACGCTGGCGCTTCGTCATGTCAGTAATTATCGCGTTCGCCAGCGCCAGCTTATGAGTAACGGTGTCGCGCTGCTCTTTGTACTTCACCGCGTTACCGTGGTAGTGGTCAGTGGCCCATGCCAGCGCTGCGATCACTATCAGCAACGAGACTATTACGCCGGTGGTTATACGATTCATGTCACCACCAACGGATTTGTCCTATCAGATAGCCAATAGCGGCGACAAACAGTACCAGCCAGATCAGGACAAATTTCCAGTTTGGTAATTGCTCAATCATTAGTCGCAACTCCCTAATCAGTTTGCTAATATCAATCACAGGTTCTCCCTTGCCTTATTCAAGGTGCAGAAACAGAAAACCCCGATCGCCGCTAACGTTCGGGGTTTTCGCTTTTATATCCTTCGTAAATCAGAAATCGGCAGATTTTGTGTTATCCGCCCCTGTGGCGCCATGTCATTTTTTGGTGAATTATTCCGCTGACAACAATTTATTGATCAATCCCCCAGCACGCCAGCGCCGATTCCTGGTCGCGTCGTATCACCTGGCCGTAACACTGATTTTTCCGGTTGTGGCAATCTTTGCCGCCGTCATATACCCAACGGCGAATTTCTGCACATGCTCCTTTGCGATCTCCTTCGTTCAGTTTCCGGTAAAACGTGGACGGAAAACATTTACCGGGACCGATGTTATACGGACAGAACGACGCAATACCGGCTTTCTGCGGTTCGGTCAGCGGTATATGAACATGTTTATTTACCCATGCCAGCGCGTTATCCCGCTCGATGGCGTTGTAATGGTCGCACTGGCTTTGCGTCAGTCGCTGGCCTTTCACAACGGGTTTACCATCGATACGAGTCACGCCACGGCATACTGACCAGACGCCGCCGTTATCACGAACGGCCACCAGCGTATTTCCTTCCCGCTCCTGCAAAAACTGGTCGAGTAGTTGCGGTGCGCTGGCACCGGCGGCAATCAGCGCCAGCATGGCGGCGGAAAGACCGTATTTAACTTTTGTCCTGAGCGCCATTACTGCCCTCCGGCATTTCAGATACCGCCAGCATCTTTAACGTGCTGTCATGGTCGTTTTTTTCCAGAATCCGGGCGATTAGCCTGTTACGCTCTTCCATCGCGGCAGCCTGCCTTGCCTGAGCCTGCTCTGATTTCTTTTTGTAATGCTTATTAATCAGAAACGTACCAATACCCAGAACAATACCTATCAGCGCGCCATAGTCGTTTAACGTCCACTGGGCGCATATGCCGCTGATTAATGCCCAGATGTAGGCCAGCCATGTTGTATGTTTATCCATTGTCATAACTTCCCCTGTCCGGGAAATGGACTACCCGGATGTCGGGTAAGTGGAAATAAAAAAGGCCACGCAATAGCGCAGCCTGTGAATAAGTGCCAGATGACATCTGGCGGTGTATACCCTGTATTTAATATTGTTAAATCGCCAAAAGTAACCACACCAAATATGGAGAATTAAATGAGCATAGTGCTTTATTCCGCCGACAGAAGAGGCCGGTACAACGCAAATGCATTAATGGATTTTTCTTCCATGCAGCCACCTGTAACTGACACCTACGCCATTGATAGCTTTATTGGCGCGAAATTTAACTTCAAAATCTCCGAGCATGGGCTGCGATATCTTTTCCCAAGGAGGGAACTTAATGGTGATGACCTTATGGAACTTATTGTTGAACTGGTACGCCAGATGCAATTTCCTGAGAAGCCATCACGATACCAGTCAATATTCGCTTGTAAATCAATAGAGGACGCAGATTCTTTTAGAAAGAAATACCGAGAACAGGAAGGTCCGCAACCAATTTATAAAATTCTTATCAATGAGGATACCAATGTTCATCATGGCGATATGCGGTTACTTGACCTGAACGCATCATCAGATAATGCCGCAATGGTTTTCACGAAAGCAATATGGTACTGGTCTGGAATATCTTCCATGAATCCATTCTGGGAGTATATCGTCCCTCTTCCAATTCAAATTGGCAGCATGGTAGAAGAATAGCAAGCCTCTAATCAGGCGGGAGAGCAGGATATGTTCACGCCTGATATGTAGGACTCCAGATGAATATGAGGATCAAGAGATACCTCCCCGTTGCTAATTTTTTCAATGACGACCTTTGACTTTTCAATGACTTCCTCTTTATTTACCCCAGAAGTTGAAAAGACAAATCTTGTTCTGGGAGCCAATGCAGACGAAGTATTTACATTATGTGCGTGCTTACCAATTTTCATCATCATCTCCTTAAACCGCAGCAGGGCTCTTTTATGTGAAAGAATGCGGGAGCCGATCCCCGCTATGCGGCAGTGGTATACAGACAATCAGGGATATGATTTACGCAGCTAATATTTCAAGACGTCTTCCAAGCGCCGCCAGCGCGTTCTGTATCTAAGCTGGTGGCTGTAACGGCCCCGACAGCACTTCAGCTTCACCGTTATGGCAAATGTCATCTCCTCTGGTCAGATGCCAGACACCTACGATAACCTGCCCTGACTCCAGGTCATCTACAGTATCATTCGTGTAATACGCCACCTGTACAACACCTACATGCTGAATCCAGTAGTAGCCTTCTTTCATACCGTCCTCCCTCACTTTGAAAGAACAGTATAACTATCCTGTAAAAGTTTCCCGGAAAAAGAAGTAACAATCCCGCTTGGCTTCCGGTTTAAGCACTATGACGTAATAATCACTCTTAGCAGCATATTTAATTTTTTACGATTGTAAATGTTTGACTATTTATTACGGATAAAAATATTTTTAAATGATATAGCAACTGAAAAACCTCAAACGGTGACCTGGTGCCTTCTTTTTTTGGTACCCGGATGAGCCGGGGTACGTTAGTCCTGATGGTTATAATTTAACAGAAAATAATAATGAATAATGATAGCGTCCCCCTTGTTAACCTTAAAACCAGATATGCATCAGCAGGAGGTACTATGCGGGGGACCGGAGCTGTTATCCATTTTCGCCCACCGACAGATAGTAGTATGCCGTCCCCTGACCTCAGCGGGAGGTGGAACAGTATCAGAGACTGGTTCTCCCTGCCCGTTCAGGATGAGGCCGCACAGTGCTTTCGCGTTTTTTATCAGCCGGATGAAGCCACGTCTCCCTCCAACAGGTTAAAGAACTTTTTAAAACTGAAAGCACTGGCCTCTCCGGGACGTCAGGATAATTTCACCACAGAGCGGATACTCGGTACCGGTGAAACCATCTGCATGATTGCCTCCGGTAAAAACAGCGACTTCCCCCCCGTCACACTTCACCTGAGCGACCAGGAATGGCATATGACACAATCTCAGGAAGAGACGGCTGACTGCACAGTATTGCCGCTTAGCGCTGATAACCCGGCAGCGACTACCGCAGAAGAGAGCGCCGGAGCAAGCCGAAAAGGAAGCCGCATTACAAATACTCAGATTCAGGCATGGCGGGATCTGTCGCCGGAGGAGAAACGAGAGGCCGGTGGCTGGAAAACATGGGCGCAGTCCCAGAGAATATCCATCAGTGGAGCTAAACAATATCTGACAAATACAGGGCTGACCTCCCGCGGAGTGGAGCGGCTGCAGCCGCCAGGAGAGAAAGGTTTCTCCATCACGAACAGACAGATTCAGGCATGGCGGGACCTGCCACAGGATGCAAAACTCGAGGCAGGCAGCTGGATAAAGTGGGTACAAGCGC